ATTTTAACTTCTTGGTTGTCAGGATTATTTAAGAACATTATTGTATCTGTCAAATCTCCTAACTCTGATCCGTTATCTAGAGTATAACGCTTATTTGCTTTTCTAACTATAGCTCCTGCTTCAGTTGCTTCTTGTACAAAGATACGATCTTTATACTGTGGATGATTAACTACTTCTAAGAAATATTTAGGGTCTTTTTCAACCACATTTAATACTTCACTTTTTAGCCAATCTAATGAGGCAGTTGCTGGAATTGTACGGCCTAATGATTTAATAAATCCTGTAATAGAAGCCTTGCTGTTTGTAATTTCAGCAAACTTAACAAACGCATCTGCTTTAACAGTCGCTTCTGCTAGTTTCTTAACAGTTACTTTATCTTCATCTACAACCATAAATTCATATGTTGCTTTTAAAATTCTTTCATCATAAGACGGTGATATTAATGTCTTATTAGAAAGTAAAATTAAATACTTCAACATATCTAGAGATCTATTTAGATTTAGAGTAGTTCCTTCTTTTGTAAGAATAACTCTTCCTCGTCTATCTGATCTCCAAAAATTATCAGATGTTTTTAGGGTAGTATTTAAATTTGCCCCTAACTCTGTTTCAAAGAACTCTTTTTGTGTCATCCCGTTTGGATAACTTTCTTTATATTTTTCGATCTTCACTCTGTGCTGATCGTCTAAAATCATTTTAACTCCGCCTCCCCGTATTTGGCTATTTAAAGGTACTTGGTAACTACGTTTAACTTTATTATATAAAAAAGGATCTCTTTGTTTATCTTGTCCTTTTACTAATAGGTTACTCCATTTTCCTGAAGACTCTACTGGTTTAATTGAAACCA